GATGGTTGCACATTCTTCAAACCGTATCCCGTTCAGATAACCATTCAAACGTTCGGCCGTTGCCATTCTTCCAGCAGCATGATCTTCTTGCGTACTTCCATAATGTGTGTCATCATAACAATCGAATGCCAGCCGGACAGTAAGTGAAATTTCCCCATGTTGCACCCGGAATTTCAGATCTTTCCATTGTATCTCGGGCATGCTTATAAGTACACAGGGGAATGTGACAGGATACTGGTCTTCTCCGTTAAGTAGCGCATCCAACTGGCCGTAATCCTCATCAATGAGCGAGAGTATATCGCCCATATTTTCCGCAATTCTTCTCTGAATATCGTTAAATAACTGTTCCATGATGTAATGTTATTGGTGAATGATTCTTTTAATTTCTGCCTCAAGCTTATCCCTTATTTTCTTCTCCAGCTCACTGCTGGAGGTATCCGGCATGAACTGCCGTTTTGGTATACGGACTTTGAGACGTTTCTTCGGTGTCAGCGCCAGCCTTTTCCACATGAGTGCCTCTTCCGATGCGTTTTCGGTAAGTGCCATACGCTTTTTTCCTCCTTTCTTCATACCTTTTTTAATTCCGGCCGTCTTGTAATACATTGCCCAGGCAAATTTCCTCATCTGCGGTGTAACCGTAGGATGCAGAGTCCCCCCGTTGTTATGGACGGCAGCATACGGCACGTTGGTATAGACCCTCACCAGCCTGTTCTCGGGACGGAAGTTGATACTGCCTGAAAGGTGGTTCCTACCCGAAAGTAAAGGCCCGTACTGTGACGCTGCGCTATTCCCACTGCCGCGTTGCCTGCGGGTTTCTTTCCAGCGATGGAATCCTCTTCCTGTAAAGCCGCCTTTACGGAAATCCTCTTCAATGTGCCGTTTCGCGATGTTTCCGGCCAAAACGGGCATCCTGCGGTTCAACAATCCGCTTATCTGCTGCGCCTGCTGACGTATCCGGCGGTTAAATTCTTGTATATCCATCGTTTATTAAATCAATATCGACATCATCGGGAAATTCATCTTTCAAGAAAGACTTTACCGTCTCCTTTGCTCCCTCATACGCATTGGCAATGTACGGATGCGTGTCGCTGAACAGCCGCCCGTCCACTCCGGGATTGTTGTCAAGTCCGGGTGCGGGACGGTCTTCAGGTCCGTTGGCACGTGGTGTTGCAGTAGGCGGTGCATCAGTGGCGGACAGGCTGCACTTGCAGTTCCAGCGGTCTCCCGGGCGATGGCTGTTCCAGAACGGGTGGCCTATTGGCAGCACTGTTCCCCAGAACGCTTTATGGTCCGCTCCCGGATGTGCGCTTGTGCTCGGCATCCATTCCAGATTGGGCAGGATGTCGGCATACTGCTCGAAGCGTTGCCAGTCGGCAGCCTGGCGGGCACGT